ATCATGACCCCAGATGACCTCAAGCGCGCCGGGGTGCGAACGGCATGGGCGGGCGGCACGTGCTGCGTTCCAATGTGGGTTGGCGGAGTGCCGTCAGGCCACTGTGGGAGGCCCGCAAACGGCCCTCAATACCCCCGCGCCTACCTTGCGACCAAGGATAGCCGATATATCCTTGATCGCCCACCGTATTGCGTTGGCCCTTGTTGCGAAGCTCACGGCGGCCCAGCGGCTGGCGAACCGATCATCTTCCAAGATGGGTGGACCGAGGAAGGCCGCCCCATGTGGTGCGCGGTCATGCCGGGCTTTACGAACATTCAGGAATGCGCGGCAGGATTTTCGGGGAATCCAACCATCGCAGTCCGCAAGCTCCTATCAGCACTGGAGCCCATCCATGAGTGATCTGGTCGAGAGGTTGGAGCCTTGCCCATTCTGCGGCGGCGAGGCCGAATTGGACAACGCGGCCGAACCGCAGTTTGCGCGTCGGCCTACCGTCACCTGCAAGAACGAGGATTGCTTCGGCTACATGCCATCGGCTTACTTCGCGCGCGACGTCGAAGCCGTTGCCGCATGGAACCGCCGCGCCGAAAGCCCCGAGTTGGCCCGTCTCCGCAGCGAGGTCGAGAGGCTGACGCGGGAGCGGGATGAGGCGCAGGCCGGGTGGAAAACCGCAAGCGAACTCTTGGACGCGGCGGTGGGTGACTACAACACCGAACACGTCGCTCTCACCGCCCTCACCGCCAGAACGCGCGAGGTGCTGGCGCCGTTTGCGGAATGGTTCCCCGAAGAAGCGCTGCGCCGGGTGCCGCCTGACCAGCGGCTCATGACAACCGGACTTGAGGCTCGGCACTTCCGCGCCGCCAACACCCTGTTCAATGAACTCAAGGAGAAGGACAATGGCTGACCCTGCGATGGAAGCTTGGGAAGAACGCCAGCGCAAACGTCGCGGTATGGAGGCGATGCCCGACCCCTCCGAAGAAGAGATCGCTTACGCGGCGCATATCCTGTCCGAATGGCTGGACGACGCGGCGCCACTGCATGAGCACCGCTATCGTGAGCCGGGCAAGGCAGTGCTCAAGTTTGCCGCCTACATGCTGGCTAAGAAGCTGATGGGAGACACCCCCAATGGACAGTAAGATCGACGACGAGCACGGCCCGATCACGGGGCACCCCTCAATTGCACCCAAGCTCGACGCCGCCGACTGGCCGACATTGGCCGAGATTGATGAGGTCGCCCAGATACATGCCAATGATCCGCTCATGGCGAAAATCCTCCGCGCCGCGCACGCCGGGATGATGCATGGGCCGCACGGGTTGCGGCTGCTCTACGACATTCGCCACGCGATGGGTTGGAACGACCTCACCGGCCTGAGCAGCATGCCCGCTGGTATCGCAGAAATGCGCAAGTCGTACCTCTGGGGGCCAATTGAATATGCCCCCAAGGACGGAACGCACGTGCTGGTCAAGTTTGAAGGCACCACGTCGCCGCCGACCGTCGCGCACTACTGGTCAGCCCCCGATGATCCGGGCGGGTGGTTCCTGAGCGTTCAGCAAAACGAAGGGCCGGAAATCTTTCCGACCCATTGGCAGCGCCTCCCTGCCGAAAGGCCCCCCAATGGACAGTAAGATCGAGCCGGTGGCGGCGACCGACAGTTTCGAGATTGCAGCAACAGCGGCTTGGGACTTCATCCGGCCCAAGCTTATCCCGCTCAACAAAGAGAAGGGACTTGCTGGCGTCTGGTCCAACGGCTTTCGCTCTGGGTGGGATGCGAAGGCTCGCGAGGTCGAAGCCGCCCTCCTCGCAGCCGAACAGCGAGGACGGGAGGCGGCAGCGGATTACGTCGTGACTTGGGTTGACGGCCGTACGCCGTCAGAACTTACCGCCGAGCAGCGAGAGGCGATGGAGTTTGTCAAAGACATGCTCCGCACCATCGCAGCCGCTATCCGCAAGGGAGAGTGAGATGGGAAACGTGGACGAAGAAGTTGCGGAGGACTATCGCAACGAGCAGGCGTACTTCAATTCGTTGTCGGCGCTCCCGCGCGCCACTGAGAACCTCGTTCCTCGCTATTTCAAAGGCTGGGACTGTCCAGACGATACGACCGCCGACGTGGTCTATATCGATCGCCTAACGGGCAACGAGGTCATGCGCTACGACGGTGCAGACCCTGCCAATACGCGGTTCGACTATGGTGCCACACCCGATAGGGAGTTTTTCAGGCGCCGTGGGCTGGACATCAAGGAAATGATCGACCCGGCAAAGGCTGTCATCAGCCTTCAAGAGTGCCGCAATCGGATGAGGTTCAACATTTACGGCAGTTGGGATTGATGGCCGTCCACTTCGTCGGCTTTCGCGGCGAAGAATACTGGTCAGCGGTGAAGGTGTGGGGCTTGCCCGACTTCTATCATCGCGGTTGGGATCGGCGCGCTCGGCGCGAGATCATGGACGGCGATACGATCCTGTTCGCCAGCGGGCCACATGATCAAGGGACGGTAGAGCACAACCTGCCTGACCTGTCGAAAGAGTATTTGGACGACCCGCCTGACCTTGCCCCCGAATCCCGGTTCTAGTAAGGAATGAGGGCTGGCGGCGCACGGAAGGACGTGCTCAGTGGCGAGACAGATCAAGTGGAACTGAGGCAGCCCAACGGTTCCGTGTATGGCCCATCTGTAGCTGGTATCAAGCCCAGCCCGCCAGCTTAACACATCTCCCCCGACATGTTCGATCTAGCCGATCTTCTGCACACACACCTTGGCCACGCCAGCGTCGATCATGCCTATTTTCTTCGCAGCAGCCCTAGACAAATCGATGCCTCTGCCTGTCCATGAGGCCGGGCCGACATCATTGATACGAACTATGACCGACCTTCCGCGATATGTTACGCGGTAGCGCTCTCCGAGATGCTTGCGTGACGGCATGGCTGCCGTGATGCTCGTGCCGTCGAAATGCTCGCCGTTCGCGGTACGGTTTCCGCTCTCCGCTCCGTACCAGGATGCCCGCATCTGACTGCAGTTCTCGCCAGCGAGCGCATGCAGCGGCAGCATCCACGAGATCGCAAAGGCGATGATAATGGCGCCGGCCAGAAGCGCGAGGAACGCCCGCAGGTTCATCGGATCGCCTCGAGCTTTGCGGCAGACCATGCCTCGCGCCAGTCAAAGCCGGGTTGCCGGCCATATTCGGCGAGGCAGAGCACGGCGACCCATCCGAGGATGATGAGCATCCCCCAGACCTGATTGTGACGCTGCATAGGGATCAATCCTCCTTCTGCTTGCGGCCAGTGATCGCGAGGAATGTGCCCAGTGGGTCTTTGCTGGCGCGCATGGCAGCCCGCACCAGCCCATCGGCGGTGAGCGCGATCAGCCCGGCCATCGGTGCGCGGTAGACGGCGGCGCTGAGGTGCAGCCAATCGATCACGGCATCTGTCAGCAGCCATGCAATGAAGATCGCGGTCAGCAGCGTAATTGCCGAGTGCCAGAAGGAATGAAACGGCGAGGTGACGACGCGAAGCAGCGCCGCGCCGAGCATGGCCACCCAGAACGCCAGGTCGTTATTGTTCATTGAAAAGAGCCCCAAGCCCGCGTGTTGAAATCGACGCTGATGAAAAGGCCGGGGGCTTTGCTCCCGGTCGGACTCGCTATTTCGCTGGCGGCTTCCAGTCGCAGAGCCGGGCGCCGGCCTCGTCGAGCGCGACGATCTGTTCCGCGGTGCGCCGGCTCAACTGGTCGGATTTGTCGAGGATGATCGGGCCGACTGAGCACGGCAGATGCTGGCCGAGCGTCGTGTCGATCGTGGGCATCCGCGCGCAGCCGGAGAGCAGGAGGCCCAGCACCAGGCCGGCCAGCCCCCAGACGATCAGCCTTTCCATTTGTTCACGGCCGCGGCGAGCGCCGGATCGGATGCCGTTGCAGCCGCGACGGCCTCGGGCAGCACGCCAGTGTCGAGCACGATGCCATGGTCGCTCAGCGCCGCGAGGATTTGCGCCTTGATCTTGTCGGGGCCGCCGGCCAGCTTCAGCAGCCAGGCCGGGCCGTGGTCGATCAGGAAGCGCAGCGCGGTCGCGAGCGCGGACGAGCCGACGCTGAAGCTTATCACCTTGCCCTTGTCGAAGCCTTCGACCTGCTGGATGGCGTAGTTGATCGCCTGCCTGATCCAGTTGGCGAGCAGCGTCTGCACGGCGGTGTTGACGAGGGCGCGCATTCCCTTGGGCAGGAACGCCACCAGCACGCCGACCAGCCAGGTCGCGAGGCCGGCGGCGATCACGCCAAGGAATTCGAGGATGGGGTTGAGCCAGGTGTCGACGGGGATGCTGACGGTGGTGTCGGCGGCGAGCGCCGGCAGGGTAAGCACGATCGATGCCACGACGCACAGCGCCGCGGCCTGAAACAGGGTCCGCATGGGGATCTCCGATGTTAGGTTGAGCCGGGAATGCGCCCGCCGCTTTCCATAGAACTCAATGTAGCCGAGACGGCTCAGCTCATTCCATGTTGCGCGCATGAAAGGCGCGCGTTCGCCCGCAGCCAGCAGCACCGAGTGATTGCGTTCGGCGAACACGCCGTCGCCCCCGTGCTCGGCTAACCACTTCAGGGCAGCGCGCCCGGCTTCCGTCGTGCCGGGCGCGTCTTGAACGTTCCTCATCAGCCTGCGGCAGGCTCAATCGGCGTGAAGTCCACATAGTAGGAACGCCCGATGACGAGTTGCTCGGCGGCCTTCGGATTGTCGATCTGGAACTCAGCGTGGCCGCTGGGCGTCGCCTTCTGGAACGACACATCTTCGGCGACCTGCTGGTCATACTCGCACCGGAAGATCGCCTTCGCGCCTCCCCAGGCCTGCGCGAACACGTTTTCAAGCTTCATCTTTGCACGAATGCCCATCTCTTCATCTCCATGAGTGGGGTTGCCCGGAGCCGCCGGGCGCGGAAAATCACGCCTCGTTGGTCGAGACCGTGCCGTCGCTCTTGAGCAGCGGCAGCGTGGCCCAGCCGGTCTTCGGCTTGGGCTGTCCATCCGGCCAGCGGAACGACAGCACGCGATGCGGCGAGAAGGCGCTGATCTTGATGCTGTCGCCCTGGTTGAAGCCGAGGCACATCACATTGCCGCTGCTGTCCTTGCCCGCGACAAAGCCGACATGTCCAAGCGTGCTGCCGATGCTCTGCCGCCAGAACACCACCACGGCGCCCAAGGCAGGCCCATCTAGCTCCTGCCCCCACTTGGCATAGGACCGCGCCCATGCCGACCGTGTGGAGCGAATGCCGCACATTTCGAGGATGGCTGATACGCCCTTGGCGCAGTACGCTTCATCATCGTTGTTGGCGCCGACCGTCTTGCCGTCCTTAACCCCATCGGCCATGTCGAGAACGGCCATGATGGTGGGGTTATTTTTGGCGCCGGGGATTTCCTTTTGCCCGACGTATTTTCGGGCGAGCGCAAGCCAGTTGGGATCAGAGAGTGTCGGCATTGGGGTTCTCGCGTATTGATAATGGGATTCCGATGAGCCTAGAATCGGCCCATGAGATGCTTAAAGCGCCTGACAAAATGCGTTTTGTGCCGACTGTTTCCGCTGCTTTGCGTGCAGATGACTGAGCGCCAATCCTTGCGGAATTTTCACGGCTATTAACGCCACTAAACAAGCTGCGCGTTGTTGATGTTGGCGACAAATGTTCCGGTGGCCACGTTGTCTCCAACTGACGCGTTGGTGACGGTGGAACTAAGATTCAACATCCGCGACCCGGCAATATCGGACCGCATAATGTTGTCCCTAAACATCGCGCCCTTGATTGAGTTGGCAATGATGCCAGACGAGGGTGCGGACGTTCTGCCAAAAATGATGTTCTCGCTGGCCTTGAGCATTGATACCCATTGTGCCCCGGCCTTCGGTATTTGCACCCCAGCAGCCCAGCCGTTGATCTGGTTATCTATGAAACTTACGCTGTGCAAAGTCCCCGTCGCTCCAAGTCGTTGGACGAGGATAGCGGAATCAACCCCCGCCAGCCCGACCGCTTCAATGCTGTTGCCAGAAAAAAGCAGGTCGCAACAATTCGCCGCATTGGCCAATTGCAGGTTCAGGCCATAGCGGAACATGTTGATCTTGTTGTTCCGATAGCGCAGCCCGCTGCCAGATCGCCAAATCAGGGCAGAGGTCGCGCCCGTGACGGACGGACTTACAAACCAGGAGTTGACAATTGTTCCGTCGCCGCTGTCCGCATTATTCTGGTTTTCAAGCCAGATTGCGGCCAATACGCTATCAAGGATGGTCACTCCGTCGATGATGAAGTAAGACCCTTTGATGATTTGGATGCCGATATAGGCAAACTGAACGCGAACGCGGTTGATGCGTGTAAAACCGCACTCTCCAGTCGTGGACGTAATCGTGATGGCCGCACCTGATGCCTGCGGCGTGGCGTAGCCAATCCCGAAATCATGCAAGGTTGGCCCAACCTGTCCGATGACCCAGATTGCCGTTCCAGCGTCTGGGAGCAGTGTCGTCGCCATCTCCGACATGCCATAGATGCGGATAGGTTTGGTGACAGTGACGGCGGACGACAGCCGGATGAAACCGGGGGGCAGCTCCAGTGCTTCGTTCGCGGCTTCTGCCGCTGCGATTGCCGATTGCAGCGCAGCGGTATTGTCGACGGCACCGTTTGCGATGACACCGTAATTCGTAGCAAGAATGGTCATGATGCAGCGTCCTTACGCTGTCACAAAGCAAAAACCGCAGTTGAAGTAAGACGTATTGGTAAAGTTCGCTTCGGTGAGCTGCGCGGTGGCTGTGGCTCCTGTATTCTGCAGAACCACCGTATTCACGGAGGCCACGCCGACAAAGGTCGTAAGGCCGGCCATGCCGCTATAATTGTTGGTCATCTTTGAAATCATGTTCTTGTGAGTGTCAGTCGCTCGGCGTCCTCGATCGTGCTGGCGAGGTTGGCCTGTTCCGCCGCTGCCAAGCCGGCCGCCCTTTCCGCTTCTGCCCGCACGCTCTTCAACTCGTCGTCGAGCCGTGCCACGTCCTGGCGCAACGCATCGGCGGTCGCCAAAACGACGGCGTTGATTTCGGCAATGACGGAAGGAAGCCCGAAGCCGAGCGTCTCGGCCCTTGCCACGGGCAAGGGCCCGCTCAGGCTGATCGACAGATTGCCGAAAGCATCGGTGACGGCGTCACCCAGCACGACATGCCACGCCGGCTGTTCGGCGACGCCGGGCGCCTTTCCCCGATAGAGGAATTCTTCGACGAAGAGTGCCATTTTTCAGCTCACTTTCCAGTTCGCGCCGTCTGAGGTGACAGTGATCTTGTTGGCGCCACCGCCTGCGACGGTCGCGTTGTAGGTCGTGGTGTTGGAGTCGGTGACATAAGCCTTTGCCCCGGCGCCAACCGTGGCGGCGTTCGGAAGCGTTGCAACCGTGTAGGATGGCACTTTGACCGGCTTAGCGAAGGTGGCCGCCGTGGAATTGAGCGCCAGCCAGTTGACGCCGCCGCCATTCACGGTATCGCGGAAATTGACCCCGCCAGGGGCGTCCAAGTAGAGCGCCTGCGTCGAGACATCGACGATGAACTGCGCCTTGACGGTCGTGGCGCCGCGATAGCTGACCGTCGGATATTGATCCGAGGTCTGGAAGAACACGTTGCCGTTGTAGGTGCCGCCGCTCGTCGCGCCGATCACCAGTGCCGCTGACAGCGTCTGCGCGGCTGACCAGGTGTTCGTGCCATCGAGCAGGGGAACCGTGTTCCCGCTCGTGCCGGTATCCTTGCCGGCAGCCGTGCCGATCGTCAGGTCTTGATCCGGGAACGTCACCGTCCGATCGGCGGCGAGTGCCGCAGGGATCGTGATCGAGAGCTTATTGCTGCCGTTGTTCGTCGCCTCGGCAATCTGAACGGCAGCGGGAACGGTCGTCGTCGGCGCCTGCACGCCCGAGAGACTGCCGGCATCGAACTCGGCGCCGGTGCCGACCGGCTCATAGCGCCAGGTCTGGGTGTAGCTGCCATAGGTCGCGACGACCTTGTAGGCGCCGCCAACTGCGTGGAAATAGGCATAGCCCTGATCCGCGCTGCTCAGCGTGAACGGGTTCGATTTCGGCGTCGCCCCGGCCCGGTCCGAATAGATCGTCGCGATCAGCCCATCGCTTTCCTTGTAGACCGTGATGGTTGCATTGAGCGCGTTGCCCGCCCCATCCTGAATGGTGCGGTTCCAGCGGGCCAGAGTTGCCATTGCCGATGTTCCTTAGTTGACCTGTCCGCCGAGAAGGCTGGCCGGCGTGCCGCTGCTTTTGATGTAGCTGATGCCATCGATGGCGCTGCCGACCGCGCCGCCGTTCGCGCCCGTGTGGCTGGCCTGATTGGCGCCCTTCGATCCGGCGACGCCGATGTTCCCGCCCGTGCCGCCGCGATAGTTGGAATCGAGCCCGGCGAACGCCCACGGGACATTCTTGGTCCAGCTGCGACCGCCGATGCCGCCGGTCTCTGCCGTGCCGGGTCTGCCTGCCTCTGCCATCTGTGTGCCTGTGCCCGATGGGCCGCCTGCGCCGGGCGGCACACCTGCGCCACCGCCGCCACCGCCACCGACAAGGTCATTGCCGTCGCCGGTCGCCGATCCGCCGCCGCCGCCGCCGCCGCCGCGTAGTTTGGCCGCAGCACCATAGACGAGGTTCGCATAGTAGCGGGCATAGATCGCCGTTCCGCCCGCCTCGCCGACCGTTGGCGAGATATAGCCGCCTGACTCCGACCGACCCTTGCCGCCTTTGCCGCCTGCACCGTCAATCGTGCCGTTCAGCGTAATGTTGATGATGACGGTGTAGATCGTCAGCGAGGTCGAGGTCGCCGCGCCGCTCGTCGCGTTCTTGTCGAGCGTGATCTGCGATGGGCTGTCGACGCTGAGGATCTTGGTCTGCGCCGGAATACCGGTGCCGGTGATGAACTGCCCGGCGCGGAACTCAGTCGTACTCGACAGCCCCGTGATGATCGGCGAGCCCGAGGTCCGGTTGCCCGAGCGGGTGATCGTCGGCCAGGACGATCCGAGATTGAAGCTCGCGACCGAGGTGCCGGTCGAGCCCAGCTTGACGCCGGCATTGATGATGAAATTGACGGTGTCGCCGTGCGCCGGCGTTCCGTAGAGATTGAAGCAGTCGTCGTAGCCGTTCCGGGCATTGACGTCGGCGTCGTACATCACCGTCTTGTTGGTGATCGAGCCCGAGTAGTTGGTGAACTGGACTTCCTCGGCCTCTACCGACCAGCGATCCTTTTCGGGGATGAGCCGCGTCACCTGCACCGGCACCGTCTCGGCCGTGCCATCAGCCTCCTGCAGGGGATAGGCCTTGATCTGGTATCCGCCGCCGAGCCGCACCGGGTCGCGCCCGTCGCGCCGGAACACGTCGAAATTGAACCGGCGCGGCGCGGCGACGAAGCGGCCCAGCTGCAGCGCGTTGAGCTTGGTCGCGACCGCGCGTCCGCCGACCGGAATCCACCGGCTATAGATCTTCTGCAGCGCCGGGGTGCCGTAGTTGATCTCGGCTGTCGCATCGACAAGCACATCGACCGACCGATAGTTGTTACCGTCCTCCTGCCCGTCCAGCGGGTTGCGCTGAGCAAAGTAGACCCACACCTGCGACACCCGCTGATCGGGCTGCTCGGTGATCTGCAGCGTGCCGCCGAGCTTGTCGCTGGCATCGTCGAACGTCTCGGCATCGGTCGAGATCGCGCGCAGCACCTGCAGGCGGATTTGCGCGGTGAGATCGTCCCACCAGATGGCGAGGCCGGCCTGCAATGCCAGTTCGCCAATCAGGGTTTTGACGCTGGTCGGCTCGGCGACGATGCCGGTGTAGACCTGCCCGAGATAGGCGTCGGTCTCGGCCTGCCAGTCGGCAATCGGGATGTAGCCCGATGGCACCGACCCGTAGGTCGTCATCAGATCGTCGATGATGTCGGCAGGGTCTTGCGCCGTCCACACCGCGCAGACCTGCACCCGGTCGTTTGCCGCGTGCGCGATTGCCGTCGTGTTGTACTGCGCCCGAGTGAGCGTCAGCGTGTCGCCCGAGCGGGTGAATGAGACGATCTCCTTGCCGCCGATCGCCGCATAGCCCGAGGCCGGATATTCCGAATTGCCGATGCCCACCGGCAGCAGCGTGGCGCTCGTGCCGCCCGATGTCAGCGTCGCCGAGAGATAGCCGGTCGAGAGCGCCGGGGCCTGCGCCTGGTCGCCGTCGAGAAGTTTCAGCGGGTCTTTCGCGGTGATAGTGTGGCGCCCATCCATCCCTGGCCCCTGGAAGGACTCGACGATGAAGGTGCGGGTCTCCATGTCGGCCAGAGCGTCGCCGACAAAGCCGGTGAGCAGCCGAAGCTCGCTGCCCTTGATGTAGGGCTGCCGGGCCTTCCAGCGGCCCCAGAACGTGCCCTGCGCGTAGGGATCATAGGACCGGCTGGCATGGTACGGATCGAGCCCCGCCCCTGCGTCCGAATGCGCGTAGTCGCGGAACGTCACCGACACCGACGAGCGCTGCCCGAGATCCTGCCCGAGCGAGATGCGCCCCGGCGTGAAGCTCACGCTCTCGATGATCGGGTGCGCCTCGATGTCGTCGGGGTTGAACCCGGTCGCCTCGGCAAAACGGACGGTGTCGGTCGTGTCGACGTAGTGCGCAGAATCCTGGCACGTCGAGACGCAGTTATAGCATTTGTCCGCGCCTGTGGTCGGCACCGAGGCCGTGCACGGCGCGACGCCATAGGTGTTGGCGCAGACCGGGACATCGATCTCGACGTAGCGAATAGCCTGGCGGGTCACTGCTTAGCCTTCGGCCCGAACTTGTAGAGCACCCAGCCCACCGGGCTCGCGACCGCGGCCAGCACGCCAACGGCGAGCGCCGGGCTCGTCTGCCAGACGCAGCCGAACAGCTTGAGGTTGCCGTCGATGAAGGTGCCGAGGTCCGTCGAGTGGTCGAGCGCAAGATCGTGCGCATCGCAGCATCCGGCGATCAGGCCATTGAGCCAGCCCGAGAGCGGCCCAGCGGTGCAGCCGTCATGGAAGATGCTCACAGAGCCAGCCCTTCCATCTTCAGCGTCAGGTCGAGATAGTCCGGCACGCCATAGGCGAAGCCGGGTTGAGGGTCTTCGGTACACCAGGCATAGGCGCACTCGGTCGGATAGGATGCGGGCATCCACGCCACGAAGAACGGCGTTCGCGCCACGTCGATGAAGTCCTGCACGTTGGTCCGGTACCAGTCGGCGTCGAGCGCCTTGAACAGCATCGAGCCGTTGAGCCGTTCGCGGATCTGGATGTCGCCGAGATAGTCGCCGTTCTGCGCCGCGCCGTTGACGTACTCACGCGACCGGCCATGCGGGAACGGCATCACCCCCGCCTGCACGCCGCGCTGCATGCGGAGCGCGAGCCCCACCGACAGCACCGCTGCCTGCGGAATGGCCGTCGCGTTCTCGATCTTCACCCGCACGCCGGTCGCGACCGTCTCGTCGCTAATGAACAGCAGCGGGCGATCATCGCCGGGGATCTGCGGGCCAGCGAGCGTGGCCCAGCTGCCCGTGCCTGGATCGTACTGGATGGTGATCGTCGCGCCGATGGTTCCGAAATTGTGCCGCGCGAGGCCGACGAACGACACAGGCACGCCCGCACCCATCGTTACCGTGAGGTATTGCGTGCCGGTGCCGGTGCCTTTCCAAAGCTGATTGGTCGCCGGATTGGCGAGGTTGCGCGCGGGATAGTCGGCGTCCTCTGCGGTCGCGGCCACGTTGCTCGAGGTGACGAGATTGTCCCATCCGAACACTGGATAATCTGCCTCGGTCGTCCCGATCAGCGTCAGGGCAAGGGCATCGGCGATAACGATCATGGCTTAGGCCGCCGCAAAGGTAAGGTCGAGGCCGTCGCTGCTCATATCCTTGAGCTGCTTCACGAGGGCTTCGACCTGCTGATAAGAGAAGACATCGCCGGGACGCCCTTGCAGGGTCACATTCACCGCTTGCCGCTGAGCCGCTGCCGCCGATGCGCCTGCGGCAGACGCCGCCGACGTGCCGGGCACGCTGGTCGAGGTCTCGGAGGTCGAGAGGATATTGGCGACGTTCGCCGCGCCGCTCGCCGCCGCGATGCCGGCGTTGATGAAGTTCCACGGTGGCGGGCCGCTGCCGATGGCATTGGCGACACCGCTGAGCGTCTGGACGACGGCATTCGCGACCGCAAACGCCTTGTTGTCCTTGAACATGGACGCGAGCGCGCCCGTGATGCCCGAGGCCATATCGAGCGCCGACGCCGCGACATTGGCATAGGTCCGCTGCACCGCCTGCCCGTAGACCTCTGCCGTGATCCGGCCCGACTTGAACATCGTTTCAAGGTCGGTCAGGTCGTCCTTCATCGTCGACATGGGGTTGTGCAGATCGTCGAGGACCGGCGCGAGCTCTTGCATGCGCGCCTGGAACGGATCGATGAACTGGTTTGCCGACTTTGCGGCATCGCCGAGCGCGGCGAGATCGATCAGAGGCGTGGTTGTCGGGGATGCTGCGGGCGACTTGAGGTTGCCCCATGTGCCCTTCCATGAACTGTCCCGGCGGGACTGATCCAGCCACCCTGGCGCTGCTCGGTTCTCGATGTTCGACGACCCCGGGCTGTAGGTCTTCCCGTTCGCATCGGCGATGCGCTGCAGGATGGTATCCCGGCTCGGATTGAGCGTCGTCTTGAGATCGGAAATTGCGTTTGTCGCCGCCGCCGCCGCGACGACGATCTGGTTGATGGCGGTGATGATGTTGTTCGCCATCGTGCCGGCCGCCGTCGCGAAACTCGGCGAAGACATGATGTCTGCGAGCCCCTGCAGGGCCGGCAAGGCCGCGACCATGATCTTGTTGACGACACCGTCGGTCGCGAGCTGCAACCGGGTCAGCGTGTCATTGAACGCTTCCGCCGCAGTCGTCGTCTTGCCGGTCAGCGTGAACCCGACGCGGTCGGACTCGTCGGCCATCTGCTTGAGCCCGTCGCGACCGCTATTGAGCAGCGGGATCAGTTCCGCGCCCGACTTGCCGAATACCTGCATGGCCAGCGCCGACTTGGTCGCGCCGTCCTGCATCCGCCCGAACCGGTCGGCGATGTCGAGGAACACCGCATTCGTGTCGCGGATGTTGCCAGAGGCGTCGCGCACATCGATGCCGAGCGCCCTGAAGGCGATGGACGCCTGCCCGCCCTTGTCGACGGTGGCATCCACCATCGCCTTGCCAAGCTTGGTCAGCGAGCCGGTGAGGCCTTCCATCGAGACGTCGGACAGGCGTGCGGCATATTCCAGCCGGCTCAGCGCCTCGACCGAGACGCCGGCCTTCTGCGCCGCCTTGCCCAGCGCGTCCGCATGATCGAGCGAGCGCTTGACCGCGACACCGAGCGCCGCGCCCGCCGCAATCGCAGCGGCGCCCACAGCCGCAAAGCCGATCTTCGCCGCATTGGAGAAGCCGCCGATCTCGCCCTTGGCCTTCGCCAGCCCCGTCGTGAACTGGGCCGAATCCAGCCCGAGCGCGACGCGCAGAGAGCCGATCAGCGATCCGCCTGCCATCCGTCAGTCTCCCGAAAGCGCCACCTGAAACGCGGCCTTGATCGCGCGCCAGTCCTGCTTCTGGCGCGGTCCCTGTTCGGGATCGACCAGCAGCTTCTTGAGCGGCGGACGGTTCTTCATGTGCGGCAACAGCGCGCCGAGATAGTGCGCCTTCATCAGTTCATTGTGCGCCCGTGCGTCCCGCTTCCGAGCCGCCAGCATATGCCGCCAGACCTGACGAGGCGTCAGCGACCAGAACAGGTCTTCAGAGAACCCGGCAGCGATGAACTCGACGAGCGCGTCAGCCGTCGAGGGCGGCTTCCCCGTCGTCTTTGATGTATCCGAGGGCGGCCAGGCGAAATCGAAGCGCTTGCCCGGTTGCCTCCCCTATCGCCCTGCTTTCCTCATGCGTGCAATCGTCCAGCATGTCGCCGGCCTCGAGCAGGCTGATCTCGGGATGAAACTTGCGCAGCGCCCCCCAGAGCATCAGCCGCGTGGTCGCGGCCCTGCCCTCGGTGACGTACTGCGCCATGAGCACCATGATGCTGGCGTCGCCGACCTGTTCGATTTCCGCAATCGCATTGGTCGAAAAGCACAGCGTGAAGCTCTGCTTGCCGATCTGGACGGCGACCTCGCCCCGTTCCTTGTTCGCGCCCATGCGTTACGCCCAGGTCGGCGCGCCGGACGGGGTGAGTTCCACCGTCGCGGTCAGCTTGCCATCCGGGGTGACCGCCCCCAACTTGAAGCTGGTGATCAGCGCGGAGAACGTGACCGTCGAGTTGTCGGGGAACAGCGCCTGCCAGTTGCCGAGCGGCGACGTGGCCTCGAGCAGCGTCTGCAGCGCGCCCGTGTTCGAGGCGACCCACTGGATCTCGACGCTGATCGGGCTCATCGTTTTGAGCCCGGCGACGAACTCGCGATAGCCGGATGCCGACTGCAGATGCGTGGCGTCGATCGCTTCGCGGGAGAAGCCAATGCCGTCGAGGCTGGTGATCTCCCAGCCATAGTCCGTGAAGGCCTCAGGCGATCCGCCGTCGCCTTTCTTGAGGATGGTGTTGTAGCCGATGCGTGCTGCCGAGGCCATGTTCCGTCTCCTGTCTCAGGGGTTAGTTGGCGACGCCGGTCGCCTTGAGGACGAGCAGCATGACCGTGGTGCTCTTTGCCACGCCGATGATCTCGGTGTATTCGCCGCTGCCGACGTCGGCGAGCGGGCAGATGCCGCCCGCGGTGTCCGAGAGGTAATAGGTCGTGTTCGCCGTCAGCGTCGCGCCGATGGTGATCTCGCCCTCGGTCTGCACGTCGATGGGCTGGTACTGCGACGCGCCGTTGAGGGCGATGCCGATCGCGGTTCGGGCCAGTGCCGTGGCCGAGTTGGAGTCGGCCTTCATCCAGAAGCCGGTCGATGCCTTGTAGACCGGCATCCCGGCCGTGATCGTCTCGCCGGCATATCCGTTGCGGTCGATGCGCGCACCCGCGCCTTTCACCACGCTGGCCGCGGTGATCGTAAGGTCCGACATAGCGGCCTCCTGTGTTGAGTTGCTGGACTAGTCCGCGTCGCGGCTCTGAATGTCCCAATCCATCTGGATCAGGTACGCCATGCCCCCGCCTTCGGCCTGCTCGACCCGTTGCCGAACCTGGCGGAGGAAAATCCCGTAGAATGTCGTTGTGCCGACGACGCCCTTGTAGCCCGAGAGCACCGCCCGAACCGCATCGCGGATCGCCATCGCGTTTGCCATCGAGGCGCTGGACCGGATGTCCATCTGCACCAGCGAGCTATCGAGCCCGCTTTCGCCCTGCAGGTGATAGTCTGTCGTCTGCGACACGTTGACGAGCACGATGTCCGGCTGCGTCACCGCCTGCGGTCGCGCGCCCCATGTCACCCGCTGGGCAACAAGCGCCGTCACCGCCGAGGCCGACAGGATCAGCGTGCGCAGATCGGTTTCCATTGTCAGCCCTTCGCCGCCAGCCGCAGGGCCTTCGCCGCTGCCCGCTTTGCCGCTTTGTCTAGTTCGGTGCGGAGCGCGCCCTTGATCCCGTCGAGGACGGCACCCTTCGTCGCTTCCCACGCGGGCCGCATGTAGGGCTGGGCCGCCTGCTTCACCGACCCGAACTCCTGCACGATCGCCTTGATGGCGTTGCGCTTGCTGCCCGCCTTCGGCCCGACATAGGCCTCAGCGAAGCTGCCCTCGCCCGATGCCCGGCGCGCATCGATCAACGCGGCCCGAGCCTCTGCCCGCGACCCGCCGCCGCTCAGCACCGCCGAGAACTCGGCATTGCCGATGGTGTTGCGCACCCGGCTTGAGGCGATGATGGTCGAGTGCAGGTCCGGCGGTCCGGTTGCCGGATCATCCGGCGCCAGCCGCGAGGCCATGTCGACCATCGGCTGCGCTGCAGTGATGAGCGCCCGGCGCATGACGTTGCGCGCCGTCGCCTTCTTCATTTCGCCGAAGGCCGCGTCGAGTTCCGCAAGGCCCTCGACACGAACCGTTACGACCGCGCCCATCTACTCGCCTCGCGCGACAGCGCCGATGCGCAGCCCGTACCGAGCAAGTGGCGTGACCTCGGCGATGTCATAGGTCCGCCCGTCCCACACGATGCGATCCTTCGGTCCGAGGTCGCTGATCGATGACGACCGCCGCACCTCGAACACATCCGAAACCACGGCGCTCAGTTCCGCCGCCGCCAGCGTTTCCCGCGCTGATGCGCGCCGCCAGGAGGCCCATACAGTGTCGAGATCGGCCCAGGATGGGATCGCCTCGCCCAGCCCATTGGTGGACGTGGTTGCCCGCTGCAGCGTCACCCGCTGGTCGAGTTTCCCGGCCGCGAAGTCCATCACACGCCGACCCGGCGATATGGCGCAAGCAGCGCCGAGGCCCCGAACGGAATGTCCGCAACCGTCTGCCCGATAGCGACCGTTTCGCGGTTCGTGAACCAGTGCCCGATGATCATCAGGATCGCCTGCTTGATTGCGGCCGGGACCGACGCATAGCCGACGGTCATGGTGATCACGACCTTGTCCTCGCGGTTGAGGGTGACCGCAGGCCATGTCGAGGTCAGGTAGACGCTCACCACCGACCCGCAGGCTTCCTGCACGAGTTGGTAATAGCTCGAGCTGTAGGTCTGCAGCGCGTTGGCGATGTCGTAGTATTTCACCACGACCGCCGACACGTCAGGGAACGGAAGTTCAAACTCGGACTCGAAGCACTCGAACCGCGCTTCCCACGTCTGCGAGATGATGCAGCGACCGAGGACGCCCGAATAGCCGTCGAGATATGAGGTCGCGGCCGCAATCAGGTTGTCGATCAGCGTGTCCCATGTGGCGTCGCCGCTATCGATCTGCAACTGCGCTTTGACCTCGGCCGCCGTCACCGGATAGGTGGCCGGCGCGACGGTGCGGATGGGGATCAGGCTCATCGCCGCCCCTTCCTGACATACTGGCTGGCGCGCACGGCACGATCGACGGGCGCTGCCTGGTCGGAAAGGACGCGGACGATGCCGCGCCGTTCCAGATCCCCGGCCTGTCCCGGAGGCATCTCTTCAATGATGTCGCCTGCCCGCTTGTGCCCGAGCGGCGCCCGGGCCATCAGCACTTCTACTCTCATCGCCAGGTTCCTTTTGGTGGGCCGTCGCGCCAGAACTCGGCGGCGCGCTGGTGCAGCGTGTTGAGGTCGCGGCCCGGCCACTTGATCATCAGCTCGAGATGCCCGACGACCACGCGGTTGGCGTTGAACAGCGTTTTGCCGGCGGCTTCCCACTGGCGCCAAAAGTAAATGTCATCGTCGACCCGACCATCCGCCCAGCTGCCGTCGGGCGCCGGCTTCGACCAGAACCACGGCTTGGGCAGATCCTTGAGCGCCGAGACGCGCAACAGCGTCAGTCCGAAGTGCCCGGTCTTCAATTGTGTCAGGTCGCCGTCGAAGAAGTTCCGCGGGACCGCGTTCGGGTCCATGCCATCGGGCAACTTGATCGTCATCAGCGGCGACGACCAGCCGCGCGCCGACTGCAGCGGGGCGATCGCATCCGCCTCGGGGTGGAGGATCATCAACCGGATCAGCGTCGAGACGTTCTGCGCCGTGAACACGGTGTCGTAGTCGATCGTCAGGATGTAGTCGTAGCCCTTGGCGATCATGTCCTCGAGGCCGCGTTCCAGGCACTGCCCCCAGAAGGCCCCAGTGAACGTGTTGACCTCGATCCCCATCCTGTTGAGCGCTTGCTGGGCGCTCATGAAATTGTCGGTAAACCCGAGCCGCGGCATGGACATGACCGCCGCGATCTTGAACGAACCGGCCTCAATCGCGACCGGTTTCACGCCGCGCACATTGAGCGACACCGGGAGGCGCGAGCAGTCGTCGCAGTCGCTGTCCCACGGACCGATGTCGACAAGCCCCGCGCCGCGGAACAGGTCGACCAGCGTGCCGGCGTCGAAGAGCGCCTTGTGGAAGTCGTCGGCGTCCGTCTGGCCGCCCATCGCATAGCCTTCGATCGGCACTTCTTTGCCGTCGAGGTAGGCCCGTGCGATGAACTCGAAATTCGGAACGGCGATCTTGAGCACGCCGCCGGGCTTCAGCTTCGATGCCCAGTGCTTGACGATGTCCGGCACGATCCCGAACGGGAAATGTTCCAGCACATGGCTGGCGCGGATCACGTCGACGCTGCTGTCGGGATAGGCCAGCGGGTAGATCTCGCTGCCGTGGTCGTGGCCCATCGGAATGAACCCGGCGGGCGATTTGTCTTCGGCCCCGAGGTCGAGGCAGATCAGGTCGGTCATGGGATTATCCTTTGTCGGAAGGAAGGTGCGAGGGCGGGCCGACACCCGCCCCCGCTGTCAGCACTGACATTCTGCCCCGGTAGTCGGCCGGGATGTCGTCAGACGTAGATCGCGTTGAGCGAACCGGCGTCGGCAGCGGTGGACGGGATGCCCTTTTCGCCGCGATGCAGGGACGCGACGCCGCCGATCACCATCGTCGTCTGCGGCGAGGCCGAGACGCGCAAATAGCGCTTGCGGGCGCGGGTATCGACACCGAACGTCCACACGTTCTGGCCGTTGGCGGTCGACGTGTAGGCATTGGTGGCGACGGTAAAGTCGGTGTTCTGCACCGCCCCGGCGAAGGTCGCGAAAGACGACGTGGTGTCGCCTTCCTCGATCTTGAGAACGGAGAGAGTGTTGGACACGACATCGGCCGTCGACGCGATGACCGAGATCACCGCATAGTCGAAGCCCTTGGTGTCGATGTATTCGCCAACGGCAGTGGCGCCATTGGTTTTCGAGATCGGCGTGATCGCAATCACGTTCTTGGGAGACGGGACCATGTGGTCCTCCTCAATTTCAGGAGATGAAGGGGGAAGGCGGCGCCGCAGTGCCGCCGCGATTACTCGCCCATCAGGGCCACGATGGAGCCGGCGTTCGTGGTGTCGCCGGTATTGTGGCAGTTGATGTCGAAGCGCTCAGTGCCCTTGATGGCGATCTGGTCTTCGGCAAACTTGTATTCGGTCGAGCGCGACACGGTCATGCCGCGACGGTCGCCCATCGTGACCGACATGTTGAGATCGCCGAACAGGATCATGGCCACGTCCGACGCGTCCGTGGTGGTGGTCGCCGGGGCGAGCATCGACGCCGTGATGTACACCGGATAGCCGTTGTACTCGCGGATCGTGCGGCCCGACGCCTGGTCCTTGGTCACGCCGCCCGAGGCGCCGATGAGACGCTCGAAGACGTTCGCCCACATGGTCTGCGAGCAGAACCACGCCGGCCGGCCGCGGTCATAGACGTACTGCGGCAGCTTGCCCTGCACGGCGGCAAGGTCGGTCGCGTCGATCTCGGCCATCGTGTCGTGGCCGGTCGCCGCGTCAACGGAGCCGGCGAGAGTGCCGACGCCATCGTTGAAGATCTTGCGCAGGCCGGTCATGCCGCCATAGGTCGACGTGCCGTCACCCTGGAACAGGCAGTCGTCTTCGCCCTTGGCGTAGGCGTAGGCGATTTCCGAGGTCAGCGTGTCGCCGATATTGATCACGGCGTCCTCGTCGAGTTCGCTTGACCACAGGGTCAGCACCGACGCCTTCTTGGCGGTCAGGCCGACATTGGTCCACACCGGCTGCGACTGCGTTGCCGCCACGCCTTCACCCGTGAAGTACATAGTGAGGCCGGAGACCAGCTTGGGGATGACCAGACGGTCACGGCCCATCGGCATGACGTTCACTAGCTGGCGGGCGAGACCGTAGCTGTTGCGCAGCACGATGATCTCGTTGGCCATCTCTTCCGGCACGAACACGCCACCGGCGCTGTTCACGCCTTCGGAAAGCGCCTTCTGGATCGACACGCCGTTGTCCTTGCACCAGGCCGCGGCCTTCTCGTTGCCCATCATGCTGGCAAGGAAGAACTGGCCCATCTTGTAGGCGCGCTCGGGCGCATCCTGGCCGACGATGTGCTTGGTGGTGCCGACCGGGCGAGCGGTGGCGGCGACCGTGGTCTTCTTGGCCGGTTCGGTCGTGGACACGGTCTGAGCCGATTCAGCGGCCAGGCGGTCGGCTTCCTTCTTGCGCTCGATCTGCTTGTCCAGATCGGCGATCGCGGCCTTGGTGGCCTCGTATTCGGTCTCGTTGTCGATCAGCGTCGACAACGCATCGACCTTTGCAGCGCGCAGCTGCATAAGTTCCTGAAGGGTCTTCATTGTGGGGTTGCTTTCGCAACAATGGGGCCCGCCCTATGCGGGGCCCCGGCCTCCCGGCAGAGCCGGGGAAACGCTCAGGCGACCTTGCCGCCTATGCGCAAAACTTCGATCTCGCGGCGCTTCCTGGCGATGCGCTGCGCGGTAGCGGCGCGCTCGACGGCGTCGATCCGCTCTTGTGAATAGATGCCCATCCCGGCCTTGGCGGCGATCTGGCGCGCCCAGTCGAGGTCGCGTTCCGCCTGCCCGTCGGCGCCAAGCACGCTGTCCGCCAGCTTCTTGATGCGCTCGCTGGCGCCGGCCTTGCTCAGCGCGCCCTCGGCCCAGTCAAGAATCAGGTCGACGTCGAGTCCGGCCGAGCGGCTTTCGATCAGCGCCTGGGGATTGGCCGGCACGGGGACCGCGGAGAACTCGAGCAGCTCCTGTTCCATGAAGTCGATGCCGTACTTGCGGGCCGGGTCATCGACGAAGGCATATTTCAGCGGCGCAAAGCCGACGGAAGTCGCGCTGAGAAACCCGCCCTTATACATGTCGAACACGGTATCGTTGAACCGCGCCATGCCGCGCGGCGTGAACTCGGCTTCGGCCTTGAGCGAGAGTTTCTCGGTCCAGATCTTCGGCGCCTTGGCCACGGGCAACGATGTCGAGTCGTGCGCCCAAAGCACAACGGGATTCTTGCGGTAGTTTTCGAGCTGCCAGCCCGACGGGTCAACCGTGTCGCCCATGCGATCGACAGCGCCTGTCGAGATGGTGAACGTCAGCGACCGGCTGTCGCCTTCGCTTGCTTTCACTGCGGTGTCAAACGACGCGATGAGGTCGCCGGCCGGGGCCTCGCGCTCGCGGATATAGCCGGCGCGGAACTCCTCAATCGTGTGGAAAGTCTTGGTCATGGCTGGACGTCCTCTCGGGCGGCGAGTTCGCGAGCAAGCGCGAGCAGCGCCTTGGCTCCGGTTGCGCTGGGCGTCGGGCTCCCGGCTTCGATCATGTTGAGGGGCTGCAGGTAGATGTCCCCATTGGTGATGCGGTTGAGGTTTTCGCGGTCGCGAATTTCGTTGACGCTCAACACGCCCCAGTTTCGCGCGATCGCATACGCCTCGTAGCGGGATTTCATGTCGCCGCGCAGAAGAGCGTCGGGCATGAACTCGAAGAAGTAGCCGGCAGCGCGCTCGGTGTCTGTCAGCAGATCGCGCTTGAGCGTCTGTTCCCAGCGCACCATGTCCGACAGAAGGCAGTCGGTCACGTATTCGAGCGACTGCTGTTCGATGTTGGAGAACGTCGCGCGCTCGAGGTCGCCGACCTTGTGCGGCGGCATGCGGTAGATGCGATAGATGTCCTGATTGGTGAGCTTGCGCGTCTCGACGAACTGCGCATCGGCGTTGTCCATGCCGATCTGCTTCCAATCCATTTCGCCGTCGAGGATGACCAGCTTGTGGGCATTCTCGGGGCCCTGGAACCGATCTTCCCAGTCGGCGCGCAGCTTTGCCGCAGCCTCGGGGCCGATGGTCTGCTTGACCGTCAGCATGCCGCCCGGCTTGGCGTTGTTGCCAAAGAACGCGGCGCCGTAGGTTTCGGCCGCCTTGCCCAGCCCGATGGTCTCGCGATGGTATGAGATCGGGGACAACCCCACCACGCCATCAATCGACAGACCGCGCAGATGCACGACCCCGTCAGCCGGGAACGTCTCGCGCCGGCCGCTCGGGAAAGTGATCTCGTAGAACGCCTGTCGGTTGTCCTGCGTCGTCTTGACGACCACTGCCGACCACGGCACCGGCCACAGGTTCACAACCTGGCCGCGTCCGTCAAATTCCTTGATCGCCAGCGCATTGCCGCGCAGGTCAAGCTGTCCCTGCATGAACGCCTTGAAGTCGAACGCCGTCTGCAGCCGGTTGGGCCGCGACAAGACAAGCTCGTAGAGCGGGTGCTTGGTCGCCCTCTCCCGCGAGCCATCCTTCTGCTTCTGATACAGGTGACACGGCAGCTTGCCGATGTCCTCCTGCTTCACGCGCACGCACGCCCAGACCGCCGCAAGCTCAAGCGCATTGTCCGGCGTCACGGTCACGCCGGCCGTCGACTTCGACGATTCCAGCAGCTGCGCGAAAAAGCGGTCGATCCCGCCCGCGCTTTTCTTGCCGCGGCGGAACAGTCGGTCCCAAAAGGCCATGAATGCTCCTAGGCGAAGCCGCCGCGTTGAACGATGGCCTGCCCAAGGGCGCGGCCAAGTGAAGCCTCAGGGTTTCGGCTCATCAGAAAGAAGGCGTCGAGCGCGGCCATGAGAAGGTCGATCTTGGCGCGCCCGGCGGTCTGCTTGGTGATCATCGCGGCGTTGCCGCGCATCTCGACCTTGGCGTTGCCAACGCACCAGGCCATGATGCCTTGCCCAGCATGCCAGAGCGTTCCATCCTTCAGCTTGCGCTCGGCACCGAGCACGGCGCCGTTGAGGCGGAAGCCCTGGCCGACACCGACCACCTGCTTGTCGCCGATTTCACGTAAAGCGAGTTCGTCGACCAGCGCCGCCACACCCATCGGGTCGAGCCCCACGGCGTTCTCATCCGGCAGAAGCCCGGCGTCCCGCACCATCTCGACCAGGTCGGCGAACTCCTCGAGGTCCTGCGTCGGCCGATCGCAGATCGTCAGCTCGCCGGCCTTCACGAAATCCATGAGCCGCGGCGCGATGTCCTTGCGCCGCTCTAGAACATCCGGCTGGCACCACGCATGCCCCCACAGGAGCCAATCGCGCGTCGTCTTTTCCCGGCCGCAGAAGGCTCCGCCGAACAAGTCGTCGAGCCCGCCGCCGTCGCCGCCGGCCACCACCACTTCGCAGCGGTCGAGGAATGCCTGGAAATCCGCAATCGTGTCGTCAGCTGCCGCTTCCCAGTATCGCGCGCCGGCCCATGCGTTGTTGCGCAGCGACAGCCCGATCTCGACGTTGAGATGCTTCGACAGGAACGTGAGGCGCGCCGCGTCGTCGTTGGCGACCTTGCGCAGCTCGTCCTCAATCCACTCAGCACTGACCGACCGCCCGAGGTTAGGGTTGGTCACATAGAACAACGCCGGGTCAAGGTAAGCCTGCGCCTCGATCTGGGCAGGCGTGAACTCGTAGATCACCGCCAGCGTCTTGGGGTCGATGATCTTGCCGTCCCGCACGTCGCGGCAGTAGTCCAGTTTCGCCTTGAATACTCCGGCCGGCGCTTCGTCGCTCTGCGTCGACAGGTCGATCACGAAACCCTCGGGCCGTGACACCAGGCCGCCGGTGGCTTCGCGCAGCATCGCGTCCGCATTGGCGCGCTTGCCGAACACCCACAGCTCGTCGATCAGCACCTTGCCGGCCTTCTTGCCCGACACCGTGTCGGTATCCGCCGCCACGACCTTGAGCACCGCCTTGGTCTTGAGGTGCTTGATGCTCTTCAGATGGTCCTGCACATGCAGAAACCCGTTCTGCGCCGCGTCAAGATCCGGGTCGGCGCGCACCATTGCCGCCGCCGGGCCGTAGCTGTTCTTGGCGACCTCGATCGTCGGCGCCAGGATGAGCAGCTCTTCCTCGAGGCGCCAGTTGCGGATCAGCGCCGTGAGCATGATGCCCGCCGCGATCGTCGACTTGGAGTTCTTCTTGCTGATGAGCAGAAAGAACTCGCGGATCATCTGCTTGCCGGCCGCGGCGTCGTATGCGCCGAAGATGGCCGCGACGAAATCGAACACCCATTGCTCGCAGGCTTCGCCGAACGTCGGCGAGCCGGGTGCATCGACGATGCGCAGCGACTTGAACACCTCGAGCGCCGCCGCTGCCTCGTCGGGGAACAAGGGATCGAACGGGATCAGGGACCGCCGCTCGATTATCCGCTGTTCCCAATCGACGCAGGACGTCGACCACTGCATCAGTTCATCCGCGCGCCAGGCGCCGCCGGCACACTGTAGCGTCCGGCGCTTGCCGCCTTGTCGGCGTTCTGCTGGCGCTGTTCCTTCTTGCCCTGCGGCTCGGCCGTCTCGGTCAAGGTCTTCATCGTCAGCGAAATGTCCTTCAGCGTCTTGGCCCGCTCGCCCAGCGAGATCGCCTTCATCAGCGCGCCGCGGCGCCGCGGGTCCGACTCTTCGGCGTCGATCATTTCCTCGAGCTGGCCGACATTGGCCGACACCGTGTCCAGTTCATCGAGCAGACGCGCCGCCATGCCGCGCGCCCGATCGGTCAACTGCTCCGGCGTGGCGTCCGCCCGGATCGAGACGATCTCGCCGATCAGCGCTTTGCGGTCGATGTGCGGCGGCTGCTGTTTCCGCTCCCACCCATCGGCCTTCGCCTTTTTGTGGATCGCCGTGTCGCTG